CAATTAAGATGTCAACTACGACTAACTGGCCAACTGTTTTATGGCGTCGGCAGCATATCGCGGCCCCGTTTTACGCGGGAGCATATGCTGCTTGGCTCGAAGAGGGAATTGAGCGTGGGGATATCCCCTTTCCCGGCGGTCTTAATTCCTTCTTCGTTAATCGTGATGCCGTTTTAAGGGCTGAGTTTAGAGGCCCAGCGCGACCAATCCCAGACGAGTTGAAGGCAGCTAACGCTAACCAAGTCTTATATTCGATGGGTGTAATAACGGCAGAGTCAATCGCTGCCGATCTTGGTGCTGATTATGAGGATGTTTGTGATCAGTTAGCTAAAGAGAAGGCAATGCGTGAGGAGCTAGGCTTACCAGAGCCTGTTTGCATTACTCCGCCGCCTGACCCGATTGAAGTCGCCTCTGCTGTTCACGGTATGAAAGAGGATGACGCTGCGGAAAAGGCCGAAGAAGGCGCTAAATCTGCTCCTAAAAAGCCGAAAAAGGCTGCAATAACACGGGGTTAGCCCCTAAATAGGTTGACCAATCGTAAATATAGGCTAGACTATATTTATGGAAAAGAGCAGTGGCGACAACGCAATCAAAACGGGAATTTACAGGATTGTTAATCTTGTAAGTGGCAAATTTTATATTGGATCTTCGAAGGATATTGATCGGAGATGGCGCGACCATAAATCGCCGTCTTCCCGGCAAGTTATCGGCAAAGCCATTCGGAAGTACGGGGTTGATAGCTTCAAGTTTGAAGTTTTAGAGCTTTGCGATCTTTCAGAAATGGCAGATCGGGAGTTGCATTATATCCGAGAACTTAAGCCTCATTATAACCAGAAGATTGCGTCTAGTGAGACTGGCTTTACTCATAACGAGGCTACACGCGCTAAGTTAAGCAAGTCACATACGGGCAAGACGCTCAGTCAAGAACATAGAGCTAGTATAAGCCGAGCCTCGAAAGGCATCCCAAGCGCAAAGGGCTGGAAGCACGATGAGGCAGCAAAGGCCAAAATAAGCGAAGCTGGAAAGGGTAACAAGCATACCCTTGGCCTCAAGCATACTGAGGAATGGAAGGCTGCTCAAAGCAAGCGCAATAAAGGCTCTGGCAACCCATTCTTTGGCAAGACACATACCTGTGAGGCTAAATCAAAGATTAGCAAATCTGGTAAGGGCCGCGTAGCAAGCGCTGAGACGCGAGCTAAGTTAAGCGAATCTAAAAAGGGTAACAAAAATACGCTCGGATATAAGCACACTGATGAAGCAAAAGCTAAGGTCAGTGCTGCGAATATAGGCAAAACAATTAGTCAAGATCAGCGCAGCAAAATTAGCGCAACTATGACAGGGCGGACTTACAGCGAAGATCGTAGGGCCAATATTAGAGCGGCGCTTATCGCTTACAATCAGCGCAAGCGCCTAGCTATGGCCGGATAGGAAGCATAAATGGTAACTAAGCCCCGTCCCCGTGGAGAACCGCTCAAACCCGCGACTCAATACAACCCATCCAAGATTAAGGATGAGGCTCCGGGTAAACTAGCTAAAGTTGAGGTTACAGAGCCTATTGGGCCGCTCCCACCGTTAGCTGCATGGGACGACCCCTGCGCTCGTTATAAGACGCTTAGTGACGCTTATTTAGCTCTGCTCGCTGGTGGGCAAGAAGCCTCTATTCGCACAAGAACATTAGACGCCGAAGAGGAAGTTAAGTTCGCGCGCGGTGATATCAAACTCTTGAAGCTCGAAATGGATAAGGCAAAAGGCGAGTGTGAATTCGCTTTAGGTCTATCGGCTTCCACCACTGGCCGCTTTGCTATTGGTGCCTCTCATAAGCCACGTTGCTGCAAGCCAAGGCGTCCATGATGTCTAGTAACTTTTTAGCCCGTTTTGCCACAAGAATCTTTGATGCGCCCTTAATGATCATGCCGGAGAAGCTGGCGATTATTACACAGGCTTTAGAGGGTCGCATTGGGCCGAGTGTTCTTAGCGATCTTGGTTATGTTTCGCCGGAAGGTGCGAACTTAGAAGAGTTGCCTTTTATGCAGCCGTCGGCTTCTCGCTTTGTTGGCGAAGGCATTGAAATGGATGAGCGCGGTAAGGCTCAGAAGTTGCCTTATCAACGCACGGCAAGCGGTCAAGCTATTATCACTGTTTCTGGTTCTTTGATGAATCGCGGCGCTTATATTGGCGCTAAGTCGGGTGTTCTTTCGTACGAAGGAATTTCCGCGCAACTGAAAGCCGCCGCCTCTGACCCGAAGGTTAAGAGCATTGTTCTTGATCTAGATTCTCCGGGGGGGGAAGCAGTCGGAGCTATGGAGACGGCGGCGCTTGTTCGCAAGATCAATAAAGAGAAGCACGTTTATAGCGTTGTGAATGGCCTTGCTGCATCCGCTGGTTATGCTTTGGCGTCTGGTGCGCGGGCTATCATATCAACGGAGTCTGGTGTTAGCGGATCTATTGGCGTTGTTGTTCAACATATGGATATGAGCCGCGCTGCTGATCGTGCGGGCGTCAACGTTTCTTTCGTTCACGCGGGTAAGCACAAGGTAGACGGACACTCTTTCGCGCCTCTCTCTAACGATGTGCGCGCAGATCTACAGGCAGAGGTAGATAAATATTATGACCTTTTCGTTTCTGCTGTTGCGGAAGGTCGTGGTCGTCGCATGTCTGCAAAGTCAGTAAGGGCGACGGAAGCTAGAACTTTTATCGGTCAGGCCGCAAAGGAAGCTGGCTTGGTTGATATTATCGGATCTTTCGATTTGTTGCTGGATGATCTTGCTGGATCATCGGCACGATCTAATAGGAGAAGTAAGCATATGACGTTATTGCACGATGATAACGAGCTAGAGCGCGCAAGCGCCGAAGCTAAAGCGGCTGGTCTTGCGGAAGGCAAGAAGGCCGGAAATGATGAGGGCTACGCTAGAGGCATTGCCGAAGGCCGTGAGCTTGGTGTGGCCGAGGGCCACGAAGCTGGTTTAGCCGCTGGCGCTACCGCAGAACGTGCGCGCATTAGCGCAATTCTGACGAGTGAAGTTGCTGTAGGCCGCGAGGCTTCTGCAAATCACCTCGCCTTCAACTCAAACATGAGCGTTGAAGAAGCTACAGGCTTCCTTGCTAGCGTTCCTGCTACGACGGGCATTGCTGCTCGCTCGGCTTCAACTGTTTCCACCCACACCGTCGATACGGGCGAGAAGACTGCAACAATGCAGACGATTGACCGTCAGGCGATCTACAATTCGGTCATGGGCCGTTAATTTTAGGAGCGAATGACAATGGCTACTGTATTTAATGAGAATCCACATACCGCTAATTTCCTTCTGTCGGAAGGCAATGGCGAAATTAGCCGCGAGAACGTCAAGTTTAAGAAAGACGCTGCCGTTTATCTTCCCGGCACTGTCGTCAAGATTACGGCTGGCGTTGCTGCTCGCGCTGTTGCCGCTGATACAGCTGATCTTGCTGTTTGCTACGCTACTTATGACGCTGCTGCTGCTGACGTTGATGGTGTAATCATCGCCCGCGATGCGGAAGTCTGCATTGAGGGTCTTGTATTTGAGGCTGGCATTAACGATGCCGCTAAGAAAAAAGCTACCGTCGCTGCTTTAGCTAAATCTGGAATCATTGGCCGCTAACGGCTTCTAACTGAAAGGATAGCCGAGATGGCGACTCTTGATATTTTTAATAGCGATGCGTTTTCGCTGACCAATCTTACGCTTGCTTTAAATAACCTCCCATTTGTTCCGGGTCAGGTTTCTAAGGCTGGTCTCTTTACGGTTTCCGGCATTACAACCACGACGGCAATGATTGAGGAGCGCAATGGCTCGCTTGCGATGATTGGCGATAGCCCACGCGGTGGCCCCGGCGAAGCGGTTACGACCGATCTCCGTAACGTCCGTCCTGTCGCAGTAGCGCATTTCCAGCGCGACGACGCTGTTAATGCCGACGAAGTTCAAGGCGTCCGTTCTTTCGGCTCGGAGTCGGAAGTCGATACCGTTAGTAACCTCGTTATGCGCAAGATGGAGCGTCATACGCGCGACTTCGACATGACGATGGAACACCTTCGTTTAGGCGCTCTTAAGGGCATTGTTGCTTCTAAGAATCGCACTCTCATTAACTGCTTCACGACTTTCGGCGTGACTGCTGCGGCTGACGTTTCTATCCCGTTCTCTAACGCTACAGCAAAGCTCCGCTCAATCTTCAAAGACCTTATGGTTTCGATTGAGAACGATCTTGAGGCTACGAATTATTCTGGCTTGCATGTTTTCTGCGGCTACGACTTCTTCAAGGCTTTGATTGAGCACCCAACAATTCGTGAGACATACCTGTATAATCAGGCTGCTTCTGAACTCCGTTCGGAAATGGGCGATAGCTTCACGATCTTCGGCGTGACCTTTGAGCGTTACCGCATGGGCGGCAAAGCTACAACGGCTGCTGGCGGCACTGCTTTTATTGCTGCTAATGAAGCTATCGTTGCAGTTAAGGGCGTTCCTGATCTCTTCGTTGAGTATTATGCTCCTGCTGACTACATGGAAACCGTCAACACGGTTGGCGTTCCTCGTTACGCTCATCAGTATGCTCATCCTAATGGCAAGAGCCGCCATTTTGAGATTCAGACGAACCCGATCATGCTCTGCACTCAGCCGAAAGTGATCCGCAAGCTGATTGCTGCATAACAATGAAACCCGCTCGCCTTGCAAGGTTACACGCTGCGACTGATCGAGAATTCGGTCAGACTGTAACGTGCTATCCTCGTTCGGGGGGCGGGTATGTCTCCGACTCGATAGATTCAGAGCGGTCTAAAGT